GCTGACTGTTGACACTCAAAAAGGTGTCGACTTCACGTTTAGCTCTGAAGAACTCACGATGCACATCGACGAGTTTTCAAAGCGGTATCTTGAACCTGCTATGTCGTCTTTGGCTGCGACAATGGAGGCCGACGCCCTTACGATGATCGACGATGTTTACAACATGGTTGACGTCCAGGGTTCAGCGGTCACTGTTGCCTCTGTAGCCAATGCTCGAAAGCAACTGGTTCAAAACCTGACCCCGGCTGGTGACTGGTGCATGATTCACGACCCGCAGGGTAACGTCGACCTCGTTGACGCGACTAAGGGTCTGTTTAATGCTCAGGCCGAAATCGGCAAGCAGTACAAAGAGGGCGCGATGGGCAAGCATGGTGGCTTTATGCACTATGAAAACACCCTGGTTCCGTCCTTTACTTCAGGTACAGCGGTCGAAGGTGACACTGCTTACAACATCAATGGCGCTTCTCAGACGGGTGCTACCTTGGTCGTTGATACGGGCACGACGACGCTGAAGGCTGGCGATGTTATCACCATCGAGGGCGTCAATCGGGTTCACCCTGAAACCAAGGCCGACACTGGAGAGCTTCAGAAGTTCGTTGTCACTGCTGACGCAGGCGCTACAGCGACCTCTTTGAGCATTTCTCCGGCAATCGTTGCCTCTGGCGGCAAGCAGAATGTTACTGGCTCACCAGCCGATAACGCTGCTATCAACAAGCTCGGCGGCGGTGCTTCGTTCACTGCTTTGCAGAGTCTTGGCTTCCAGAAGGATGCTTTTGCATTCGCAACGGCTGACCTGGTTCTGCCCCAGGGCGTTGACATGGCAGCGCGTGAAGTCCTTGACGGGATTTCAATGCGTATGATCCGAGATTACACGATCTCAGATGACCAATTCCCCTGTCGTATTGACGTCCTCTACGGCTACAAAGCCATCCGACCCCAGAATGCGGTGAAGATTTGGCACAACAGCTAGCCGTAGTCTCCGTCCCCCATACGGGGACGGTTTTTACGTGTGACCTCCTCTCTGACCTCAAGCCTAGCGCATGGCATCTGACTGATGACGGAATACGCGACTGTTTTTCCTTTGAAGGGAAGATGGTCGTTCCCCTTCGGAAGCCAGAGCATGTGATGTGGACTTGGGAAAAGAGAGGCAGGGACAAAAAGCAGTTTATCTGGGATCAAATGTGGTTATCGCTTTTGCTGTTAGCCACATTCCCCCGGGTTCACTTCTTTTTTATCGAGGAGGATCGGGAGGTCGAGCTATCTCGCCTCTCGGTTTTTCTTGAAACCGAATTAAACACAGATTGGACACCGAAAAACACCGAGGGCGCTCCTGGCGCTTGTGAGTGGGACGGGGGTCTATCTTCAAGGGTATACGAATGGCTACTGCTCAACAAATCATAGACTCGGCAACGCTGAAGCTAGGGCTAAGGCCGCAGGGAACGACTTACGATTCTTTCGACTCAAGCGCAAACAATGACGCATTCACGGTGCTGCAAGATTTGGTTGCTCAACTGACGGCTGATAATTGCCTTCACATTCCTACCCCATCATCAACGACCGACACGCTGGATTTATATGAGGAGCAGGTAAAAGACCTCAAGAGCCTCCTGGCGCGTGACTTGATGGTTGAGTTTCGTATTGCGGAAGCAGGCGCTCAGTTGATGAGAGAAATTTCATCGGCAGAGGACAGGCTAGACAACGACAACACAATCTCGCTGGAGGTAGAAATGCCTCTCGGGTTTTCTTACAAGTACGACGTTACAAGTGACGTCTGAAGTTTCCTGTGTTCATGGTTGGTACACAGGTTTCAGGTTCAGGTTTTTAGACGACCCTATTGTTTTTTTTCACCAATTATTTTGGGGTGATGTGATTTCCTACGTTGCCCCAGCCCATTCTGACGTTTTTGGAGTTTGTTTGTTCGCATGAAAAAGATCAAAGAGCCGAAGGTAGAGAAGCCGAAAAAGGTCAGGGTTAAATTCCGCAAGCAGGGCAAGGTTAAAGAGTTCCGTAAAGAGGACTTGCTTCAGTATGGTGGCTGCTTCCTTGTGGACGGACAAATTGAGGTAGATGCGTGAAAGTACCACTGCCGCTTACGTCTGGATACGAAGATTCCCGGCGTTCTGTTGATGAGCAGAAAGTCCTGAATATGTACCACCACTCAAGCGGTGGGATGAGGCAGTTCCCTGGGCAGGTCGAGTTTTATTCCGACACTCAGACCACGATGACGTTCACGCAGAATGCTGACGTTGTTTCAAATGATGTTTACAGGGACATAAAATTCCACGCATCAGGGACAAAAATCTTTGCGGTAGACCTGGGCGCGAATACTGTTGTCGAGGCCACACTTTCTTCGGCTTGGGATATTTCCACGGCTGGAAGCTGGACAGCAACGGCGCTCACGCATACGACGCCTGACCCTTCTGGGCTTTGCTTCAACGCAGACGGAACAAAAATGTTCATCTTTGACACAGATGACAGCGTTTACCGTTACACGCTTTCCCCAGCATGGGACACGACCTCACTAAGCTACGATTCAAACACTTTCAGCATGAATGCCCAGCTTGGCTCTGGCTTCTCCTATACCGGAGTGTTCAATAGTGACGGGTCGAAGCTGTACGTTGCCGCGATTAACGGCTCGTCATCAGTCTCAACGTCAGAGCAGCGGGTTTTCCAATACAATCTGTCAAGCAACTACGACCTGTCAACGGCGTCATATTCCGGTTACAGCCTTTACCTTGGGGGCGTGAGGGAGATAACTCCGCTTTGCCTTGCTATTTCTGCGGATGACCAGCGCATATTCGTCGGCGGGAGAAGCGCAGAACTTTACAAAGAGTATTACCTCGCCGACACAAGTGACGTATCAACGGCACAGGAATTTGCCACGTTCAACACCCGTGACTATAACCCGTTCATGTTCAGCTATGACGGCTCAACGGATTACGCCTATACGGGGCATCAGTCAGACCAGTATTTTACTGATGACAATTTTACGATTGTCGGCTGGTTCTCTCCTGACGACTCGACCCCTTCGGCAACGCAGTGGTTTCTGACCAAGTGGCAAGGCGCATCGACAAAGGACTTTGCTTTTGGCATGGATACGTCAGGGGATTTGTATTTTCAGACCTCATCAGACGGCACAAGCGCCACAGCAGCCTCAACGTCTACGGCGACCCCCTCATGGTCATCTGCTGACGGTCTATGGGTTCGTGTTACATGGTCTGGGTCGAATGTTGACTTCTACACATCGACAGACCCCCTTAAAACAGCCCTGGCGTCTATCTCATGGTCACAGCTTGGGGCTACAGTGGCTCATGGCGAATCCACCATGCTTAGAACCAACTCATCCAGGCTTGAAGTGGGCGCAATCCTGGCAGGCACTTCTGGCTTGTTTGACGGCGAGGTTGGCAGAGTCGCCTTGATTGGTGGAACAGACGCGACTGCATCGCCAGAGTATGATTTTAACCCAGTCGATCACGACGGGCCGATTTCAACCAACTGGATCACGTTCAACTTCACATCATCAACAGGCGAGACTTGGACTAACCTCGGCTTCGTTTTCTGGCCTGACTACGGGATGGCATTTGGCGACTCTGGCGGGAAGTTTTACATATTCAACCAGACTGCTGACGGCGATATGACCATCGACCAGTTTGCTACGAGTTCTGCTTATTCGTTTACTGGCGGCGCTGCGTTTCGCGGCATGTTGCCGATGAATGACGTTTTATACGCTGTTTACGGCACGACGCTTTACTCGATCAACTCTGGAGGCACAGCGACCTCAATAGGGACAATCGACGGCACAGCAAAGGTCGTCATGGATACGGACGGCACTCAGCTTGTCATAACGACCGGAACAACAGGATCAAAGATTTACGTCTATACGGTCGCAGGCGGTCTGGTAACGGTCACTGACGCAGACGTTACCGATACGGCTAACTCTAATGCTTACCTGGACTTGCGGTTTTGGTTCGACCAGCCTAACGGACAATTCAACTCATCCGCGATCGACGACGCTACAGACTTTGATGCCCTGGACTTTGCCACTGCCGAGTCATTTGCCGATGACCTGACCAGGGTTTTTGCTCATAACCAGATGCTTTATCTGTTCGGTGAAAGGTCAATAGAGGTATGGCGAACTTCTACAGGACGCCCCCCGGCCTCCAGACAGGCGGTTATCGAGAGAGGCATCGCTGGTGTTTATGCGGTGGACTCAACAGACGATATGATTTTCTTTGTGGATCAGGACGGCAGGCCAAATATGCTGTCAGGGCGGCAATATCAGCCCATTTTCACGCCAGCAATCGCAGAGGAGTGGTCAGAATACACCAACAAGTCCAGCGTTATTGTCTCTGCTTATAAGTACCACCAGATGACATTCGTTGACTTTATTTTCCCCACTGTTTCGTGGACTTACCACGTTGATTCTGGCAAGTGGTCTGAGCGCGACTCGAACGGCTCGGTCTATAAAGCCCTGGGTCATGCGGAGGTGTACGGATACTTGCTGGCCGGATACAACGCGAAGATTTACCGACTGAACGAGTCTACTTATCAAGATGATGGCAACAACATTGTTCGTCAGGTCAATACGGGACTGGTAAAGCCGGAGCTTATCGGAACAGATGCCAGGGAGCTAACGGTTGACGGGCTGTGGCTTACGGTTACTTCAACCACGACAGGCGCGGTCACTGTCGGCTTTGCCAGGGATGGCGGTTCTGTCGAAGCCCTGAAAACGATTAACGTATCTGCTGGCACAAAGACCTATCCGCTGCCGACCCCTTGGGGCAAGTGCAGAGAGGGTTATTTTCAGATCAGGACAACGGCAGATGCGGGTATTGATATTGATGACGTCATGGTTGAGGTGAATCCGCTTTATGCCTAGAGAGTTTCGGTATCCTTACGACGCAAAGGACTTAGGGCAGGCGCTTGACGTTTTATGGGACTTGTATCAGTACGTGATTCCATTCGCCATCGAGGTGACAGCCGATTACACCACATCGGGCAAAGTTGGCTATGAGAAAGTCATCGTTAATTCATCTTCAGCGGTCACTGTGACCCTCCACAGCGGCCCACAGGACAAACATCGAGTAAAGGTATTGCGAAAGGGAACGGGCGCTGTAACGGTTGCTGCGGCCTCTGGCGACACGATCAACGGGGCTGCTTCTATCGTTCTCGCGGCGCAGTGGGATTCACCGCTTCTTGAGTATACCGATGCATCAGGGGAGTGGAATATAGAATGAGTTACTACGGATTTCCGACGAACCCAGACGGCAGTGTTCGTGCAAACCCATCA